GTTATAAGAATAGCCTCTGCTTGTAAAGGTAGAGGCTATTCTTTATTCAAAGAGACGCAAAATATATTATTTCAGTATTTCACCTTTTTCATTGAAGAACACCGTACTTTCAGTTCCTTCCTTGTCTGTCAGAACAACCTGATAGGTCTTACTGCCATCCTCTGCCGCTTCTACCGCTGCTTCCTTAACGGTTGATTCCGCAAAATTTTTGGCGATTGCTTCCGTTACCGCTGCCGGAAGGTCCTTCACTTCAATAGGGGTGAAGTCATTTACTGCCATGACAATTTCAACATCTGAGATCAAATTTTCGGCAAATGCCACTGTTGTTCCTAATCCCATTACCAATGCTACTGCAACAAAAAATTTTTTCATAATCTTATATTTTTAATGGTTGTTGTTTTACGATAATAATAAAACAATTTTTATGCCAAAAGAATATTTGATCTGATTATCAGTTGGTTAATATTTTACTAATTATATGTGAAATGGAAAAAATCCTCATATAGTGTGGGATGATGTGGAAATGTTCCACATTGATACCTTTCTTCCATTAATCTTTTCGCACCTTTGCGGAAAAATGGATAAAATCAGATACCGTCTTGTATATAACCGCCAGAACACACTAAACAGGCAGGGCACGGCTCTTGTACAGGTTGAAGCCTATTTGAACCAAAGGAAAATCTACCTGAAGACCAATGTTTACCTCAAACCGGAGTGCTGGAGCCGTGAGGGGGCACAAGTCATTAACCACCCCCAATCTAACGAACTCAACGCAATGCTCTATGAATACATCCTGTATCTGCAAGGCATAGAGTTGGGGTATTGGAAGCGCGGAATACCTGCCACACTCTCACTACTGAAGGATGCTGTCAAGAAGAAAAGTACGGTGAATGTCAGCTTCTTCACTTTTGCCAAATCAGCCATTGACAATTCGGACAAGAAACAGTCCACCAAGGACAACCTGCACTCGACACTGGCGGTCCTGAATGATTTCCGTTCCGGATTGGACTTCAAGGATATTACCTATACATTCCTTCGTGATTTTGAGCAATACTTAAGAGAAAAAGGCAATGCGGTCAATACGATAGCCAAGCACATGAGACAGCTCCGTACCTTGGTCAATGAGGCAATCAACCAGGGATATATGCACGCGGACGCTTATCCGTTCAGAAAGTACAAAATCAAGCAGGAGAAAGGCAGACATGAGTTTCTTACCCCGGACGAGCTGAAGAAACTGGAAACGGTCGAGGTGGAAGAGGAATCCATGCGCCATGTGCTCGATGCCTTCCTGTTCTGCTGTTATACCGGATTGCGCTATTCTGACTTCTGCCAGCTCACACCTAATAATTTCATTAGAATAAACGGCAAGCGGTGGCTGTGCTTCAAATCCGTCAAGACAGGGGTGGAAATCCGTCTGCCGTTGCATCTGCTGTTTGAAAGCAGGGCATTGGGCATTCTTGACCGTTATCCGGATATCGGAAGTTTTGCCGCTTTGCCTTGTAACTCGGAAGTGAATAAGCAGCTTCGAAAGCTGGCCGGATTGTGTGGTATCAAAAAGCGGATAACCTACCATGTGAGCCGTCATACCTGTGCCACCCTGCTGGTTCATCAGGGAGTTGCGATTACAACAGTCCAAAAGCTGCTCGGACATACTTCCGTAAAGACCACACAGATTTATTCGGAGGTACTTTCCAGCACCATTGTGCGTGACTTGAAAAATGTTCAAAGGAAAAGGAAAAAAGTAAAGATGTTTCCCGATAAAGGCTTGAGAACATCTGATTTTATAGACAACCGGTAGATTTCATGAATCCTATTTGTTTTCTATTAATAAATCCGGATATCATCCACCTTCCAACTTTTAGATAGTAAAACAGCCCGGATGGTATAAAATCTCAGAAAATAAAAAGCTCCGAAACAAGATTTGCCCCGGAGCTTTTGGAAAAATTCTGATTGATTATTCCATCCTTATGCCCTATTTGTATATGAATGCCTTATTAAGTTCTTCTTCAGGCATCAATGTATTGAATTCAATACCGTCACATATCCAAATGATATCTGTGGTTAACTTGTCCGCACCTGCACCTTTTACGATATTATCCTGAATAGTCATATTTTTAAATTTGAATCCAGTAATTGTAATGGCTGAATCCTTACAATAATCAGTTTGATATATTTTCAAAAGTACACCCGGTGATTTCGACATGGGCATTCTCATTTACTGCAGAACTGTTTCCATCTGTCAGTTCAAGATGTATATAGCGGTAACCTGGCACAGTGTTTTTAAATATGCAATTTCTAATGGTCACTGATGAGATATCCTTATCTGTCAACTGGATGGCATCCCATTCGGAATTGGTAAATGTGCAGTTCTCAAATGTAATATTCTTGCATTGTCCTTCATTGACATATACAGCAGAACCGTTTCCTTTGGCATTATGCCCGTTATCAAATGTTATACCTTTCACACTGATATTTGTACCATTGAAATACACCGGATTGCCTTGTAAAGTCACTCCTTCCGCACCTCCATCAAGCACAACATTCTCATCATTGAATGAAACAACTTCCGGCAAATAGACCGCTGCTCCCTCACTGTTGTTGATGATATCTTGGAAACTTGTACTATTGGCATATTCCTTAACTTCCCATGTTCCGTAAGAATCCGGCAATTCACTAGTTTTCACAGTCATATATTTCCCGTCTTGCGCCAAGAAATTAGTGTCCTTACCTTCAGCCAGATTATTTGCCGGATTGAATCCCGCAAACGTACCTCCGGATATACTGATTTTGGCAGTTCCATTTTGATAGTTCCCATCCAGGCAGTTACAAAGGAACCTGTAATCTCCACTGCTTGACTTTTGTTGTATAGAGAACTCGCCACCTTTTACAATGACCTCACCTTCATAGCAATATATTGCAGAAATATTCCCAATGTAAACGCCGCTTTCTATAATCAGCTTGCCACCATCACGGACATCAAACACGTAACAGTCACCCTCTTTCGCTTTAATCGTACCGTTCTTTACTGTCAGTGTCCCACCTTGAACAGAAATGGCAGACCAATTATTTCCACTATAAATGTTTGTTGAATTAGAGATGGTTTTACCGTTTAGATCCAATACAAGTTCCTTTC